TCGATTAGTCCGACTTTTTGTCGAACATTGGCATGGTTGACAGCACTTTGAAAGGCCGCCAATTTGATAGTGAAAGGAGTTTGCGACGATCGACCCCGCCCCGCCCTCTCGAAAAAAGGTCATTACGAGTTTCAAAATTTGCGTAATATGATAGGGCTGGCCGTGGGGCGATGAGCACGGTAATCAAATAAAAAACCACCGGTGGTCTGCCGGTGGTCGCTGAGTGTATAAGGTTGTATAAGGTAATGACTAATTGAACGAGCTGATCATGCCGGAAGAGAAGCCGGTACCGATCGGGAATTTATTCATGCCGATGAACAGCGTATCCCATGCATCAGTACCATCGGTCCTGTTTTCAAGTTTGTCCTCGTCAGACTCGGCCAACTTCTCACCACGCTTATCTTTCTTGAATCCATGTGCTCCCTGATATACTCCAGTTTGTTCCATGGCCAACAGCAAAGCTTCGTTGTTATCCTTATTAAACACCGGGAACATTCCAGACTGACCCTTGAGTGCCATGTTGATCAGATTGTGCTTCTCTGAATGAGGCATTGGATTGCCCAGGTGCTGTGCGCGAACCCTCCAACCCTTTTGCTTGAAAGTGTCAATGATCACGGTTGCAAAATCCTTGTCATTGACAGCATAATTGGAATTGAGAGCCGTATTGTCGTAATAATAGATAACCTCCTTGCATACCTGGTCGCGATAGTAGTGACAAAAGTCTCCGACCAGTTCCACCAACTTGCGATCATATTTGACATAGAATGACTTGATCGTCTTCATCTTCCTACCTGAATGCTGACCGGCAACAACCCAGTTGATGTTGGCATTATAGTCGAATGCTATGCAGATGGGCAGATGTCTATCAAGATCCCCATCCTGAAGGCACGACAGGTCACCGGCCTTGTCTATGTTCTCATATCCGATTTTGTTCTGCAGGTAGGAATTGTCAAAGGCCGAGTAATAATGTTCGGACTCTTTTAGTGCATTATAGAATCCATCCCTGAGCAACCCAACACGCTTACAAAGGATGGATGTCTGAAACACCAATGGCGGAAGATCCCGCTTCATCTGCCTAATATAATCCTCACCCAACACCTGTAGGTTCTCAATCGTGCTGATCACATTGTAATCCACGGCAGCCCGTCGGAACGTGGCCAGCTGCTGGCATAGATTCTTGTAATAGTTGATCATGTTTTGTTCCGGCCTTATACCTTGGGCATGCATCTCATCCATCTTTCTGAGTAAATTCCATTTCTCGTAAATGGTTGCATCGATCTGGGCAATAAGTTCCGGATCACACATGCTTTCATAGTTCAGAAACCAGCTGCCCTTCTTAGTTGTCGGCATGTCCGAAACGACCAATATGCTGTGGTGCCATGGTGACTTGCCGAAATGTTGGGTTGTACCGCCATTGGCAGGAAAGGTCTCCTCATTCAATTTTTGTGCATTGAGAAACTTTCCCTCATCCATCAACAACGAATCGAAGGTCTGTGAATTGGAAGATCCAGTCACATCCTGGCTAATAATCGGATTAATGGATCCGTTGTACCAGCTGATGCAATGGTCATAACTGCCAGGCTCGACAATGGGTTTTGCGAATCCCGCAGCTTTGGGCGGTTTTACGCCTAGAAAATAGTGGATGTTACGCTTATACCCCCACGAGTCCAAAGCGGCCAACGTGCCCGGCAGTGTGCGCGTCAGGGCTTGCTGGAACGTAGCGGCAATGATGCCATGATTTCCACCAGGCATATATTGGACATTGCGCAATTGAAAAGGAGCTACAATGCCGTGTGATTTACCCAACCGCCGACCGCCGACAACGGCTGTTGTATGGCAAGCCCTAAACATGAGGCGTTGTTGGGCAGCATTGAAATAGACTTTCTTTAACTCCTCACTCTTGGTCATACTTTTCCAGGGCTTTCAGTTCTACATCATGGTATGTCACATCCTGGGCAATCTCATTCATGTATTTTTTGTACATGGCAGCCTGTTTTTGTTTGAAGTTTGGAATTGGATTGATTCCAATGACGGTAGGATCCTCCGTCGGCTCGAACATCTGAGGTATGATCTTATCGAACGGATAACGATCCTGATCATCCTGGTCAAGTTTGTTGTACTTGGCGTATTCTTTCGAAGCCTTGACCATGGCATCCACATCGTCTTTCTCCTCAGCCCTTTGATAGGCTTTTTGGATCATGTTGTTAAACTTGAACCGGTGCCAGTCCTTGGACAGCTTGTTGGTTGATCCGAGCAAGTCCTTGATGATGCGAAGGTCCTCATACGCCTGCGACCTTTGAACTTCCGAAAAGCCCATCAAATGCGCAATTATTTCCTTGTCTCCCTTGGATGGGAACTCGACCATCAGCGTGTATGCACTTCGGATCCGCAACAACCGGTTCTTCATTTGCGGAGCGAGGTCATCAAGCCTGGACACATCATCGAAGAGGTGCTGCACACATAAATCGTATGTCTGTTGTTTGCCCATAGGTAAAAAAAGGCTCCGGTTCAATTTGTTCCGGAGCCTTTAGAATGTTGGTTATTAGTTGTTGCTTCCGGAGATATCGCCAGCATTGGTTTGGTCGGCATTGGTTTGGTCGGCATCAGCCTCGGCGTCGACGACTGGAGGCAGATCGGTGTTTATTTGAATGCCTGGAGCGGGAGCACCTTTCAACTGTTCGTTCTGACCGATAATCAAGCCAATGGAACGGAGTTCCTCCAGCTGCCCGGGATCGAAAGTCTGTTCTGCATTGATCAGTTCATCGCAACGCTTTTGCATCTCGGCCAGAAGCTTGGCGGCATTGTCCGGCTTACCTTGCTCAACGAGCAATGGGTACTTCTTTTTGTTTTCGCTCAGATACTTGCGGTTGGCCATGATGCGCTTGGCATCGATCGGCTTGCTATCCTTGGCTGGATCCGTTTTTCCGACGACGTACTTGTCGTAGGTTACCCAATCAGCAATCAGAGACTCTTCATGCTTGAAAAGATCCTTGAGGAACGGAACACGTTCTTCCGGAGCATGACCGTCCTGGCTGAGCAACTTGATTTTTTCAAAGAGGGAACGCATGATGTGATAACGCTCCAGGTTCTTTTGCGGAATCTGCTTGATATCTTCCGGAAGGGTATCGTGGTCGGGACGAAGTCCTTTGAAATCACCCTTCTCATTTGCATCCTCGAGGGATTTTTCCAAGATGGCGGCATTCTTGTCAAGGTTCGGAAGATCAACCTTCTCTTCGATCACACGAGCCGATCCGATGATCTTGGTCAGCTCATACTCAACTTTCTCAAAATTTTGCTTACGAAGGACGTTGTCCCTCAAGATGCGGTTTCGGTTGCCCTTAAGCATGAGCTCGGCTCCCACTTCAAGGTTTCTTTCCGACGGATTGGTATTGAGCCAATCATTTACTCTCTGTTCATACGATTTTTCCATAGTTTGATGGTTAGGTGGTTTTTGTGTCAGCGTTTCAAAAGTAATTACCCATAATTCGGCCAAAAAAGACACAAAAAAGCCCGACACGATTTGCCGGGCTTTCAAGGGAACCATACAAGTATGGGTATCGGGGTTCGGGTGGTTTTTTGTTATGCTTGCGGATTGATCGTACCGTCTTCAGTGATGATCTCTCCTGCGTAGAACAGTGCCGGAGCGATGTCGGTGACAGTCACGGTGATGGTCGTTCCCATTTCATCCGTCGGGGCTCCGCCGAGCTTTTGTTCAACTTCGGTGTTCGTCTCAAATTTTTCGTTGCCGAAAACACGGAACTTGTCGGAGTTGTTTTCAGGTACCAGGTAGACCAAGTCGTCGTTGTTGGCCTGGTAGGCATATGCGGATGCTTCGTCTTGAGTTCCCGGATATTGTGCAACGAACTGGTTGAGGAACGTCTTGCTGGGCTTGACACCTTGGCTCTTGCCGTCGATGTTCGATTTTTCAGGAATCAGGTTGATTTTTTGAAACTTGGCATTGGCCGCCAACGTGAAATCACCTACATAGTTCACAAGGGTTCCCATTCCTGCCACAACAGCGGTGGGCAATGTTGGCCATCCGACGATATCGTTCTTGGAAATTACGAGCGCATAACGGGGAATTCCGGGAAGGTTCGATTGACCGGGCGTCCAACCCAGTTCGGTATATTTGATTACGGGCATAGATGTATCTCCTATCTTTTATGAGTTGATGAATCAAGCCTGAACAAAGAGTTTTCCAACCAACAGCCTTTCCGGGCTGATGCTTTCAAACTGTACACCGAAGAACATCACAATGACGAACTGAAGGATAAGAGCTGCATGTTTTTCAACACCGATCTTTTCCTCGTCGCTTTCCTGGTCAACGCCGACAAGCATGTTGCCCTTGGTTGTCAAGTGGATGTATGGAGAGGCCTTTTTGTTGGAAAGAGCGACCAGTTCGCACATGTCGTCAGAACCTTCCAAGAAGGTCTTCTTGAATTCCTTGTTGTACGGTACGGAGGCATTGGATGCCTGGTAGTCGTCAACGTAGGCGTTGTAAATCAGTTTGGAGATGAACATCTTGGTTGCTTCACCCTGCAACTCTTCGTAGGCGGCACGGAAGAATTCCTTCAACTTGTCCACGCAATTCGTCGCACTGATGGCAGCATCGAATTCAAATAAATTGCCTTTGGCAACCGTGATGTTGCCGGCAGCGATTTCGGTTGCGGTAATGGTGTCGAAACCATTGAAAAGGTCGGCGGAGGTTGAACCTTCAACATTGCGAACAGCGGACCACAAGACCTTATTGAGGGCTTTGGATACCTGTTTGGCCAAAAAGGCGACTACCAGCTGTACGATTTTCACGTCGGTAAGGCCGGCACCGGAAAGAACAGCATCGCCATAGATGGACTTGGCAACCGTGTTGGGCTCGAATTCCTTGATGACGGAACCCAAGAACGTTTCCAACTCACGTCCCTTGGCGCCCACGCCGGTTTCGTCTTTTCTTGTTGCACTGTAAGGACCCACTTCCATGGAACCGGAAAGTTGGCCAACGGTTTCTTTCCCTCGCACACCAATACGGAGGGTCATGTGATCCAATGATGCCTTCAATGCGATGACAGGCATCATGAGCAATTCTTTGCGGTATTTCGCAGCGGAGTTTGCCAACGCTTCAGGGGTAATTGTAACTGACATTGTATTTTGGATTGAGGGGGTTAGGCGGGCAAGAGGTCAAACAATTCACGCGAGTTCTTGATGGTATTGGACAAACCATCTTCTTTGTCGCCACCTTTACCGTCGTCACCATCCTTGTTGATGTTGGTGGTGGAATCACCGGCACCTTTTTTCAGGTTTTCAATCTGAATTTCCAGATCAGTGATCTTGGTTGCTTGTGTAGCGACAGTACCTTCAGCTGTGTTTGCGCGAGTTTCAGCCGTTTCCTTGTCGGTACGTTCGGTCGCGACTTCAGCTTCCAAGCTAGTAAGCCTGGTTTCGATGGATTCCACCTGAGTTTCATTCAGGTAGATACCGTCTTTGTCGCTTTCCAGCTTGTCAACATCAAGGATGGCGTTGATTTTTTGGGGTTGCTTTTTCATTGGTTCTTTATTGTTTTGGGTGGGAAATAAGCTTTGGGAGTTTGTTCTGATGGTCGGAAGACCAAAGGCATTCAGCTTCTCACGCATGGGAGCCATGTTGAGTTTTTCGGGTTCTGGAAGGAGTTCATCGACGAAACCCCACTGGAGGGCTTCCTTGGCATCCATCCAACCACCGACAGTCATCAGATCGAGCATTTCCTTCATGCTCTTGCCTGTTTTGTTCGCATACATCTGAGCGATCACCTGGTCGATCTTGTCATTTTCCAATTTCTCGGCAATCAGGTCCTGAATCAGAGCATCCAGCTGATCAGAGTTGAGATTCTCCCAAACGACGACAGGAATCATGACCTTATGAATTAGGTAGAACCCATTTGGCGACATCATGACTTTCTTAGCCTTCAGAGGTGCCAGGGTAGCGGCGGACGCATTGAAGCCCATCATGTGGACCGTCACATCACCATGTTCCTGGATTCGGTCGGCCATGGATAAACCATGAGCGAGCTGGCCTCCCATGGAATTCATGCGCATGAGCACCGGCTTGCCTTTCATGTCATTGAGTTTGTCCTTGACATATTGTTGGGAATAGCCCCAGTTGCCAATGAAACTGTCGATGTCAATGTGGTATGTATCCATAAAAAAAGTTGCAATGCTTTAATTCACATTGCAACTTTACGGCGGTAGGGAAGACTAAAAAAAGACTAAAATTCGATGATGTCGACCGGCGGAAGGGTTGAAATCCACTTTATTTCAAAAGAAACGGCTCTCCGATCGGCTGGTGTCCTGCCTGTGGATGGTATGAAAGAAATTTCCGGATAAGGTCCTTCATCAATGCCGACTAGATATTTGTTGCGATAAACATCGCTTATCCGATAACAATGGAACTTGGTCTGGAGCCTGTGCAACATGGTTAGCTCGTTGTCGTCAAAGATGGCTCCTTGTACGATGGTCGTATAGACAAGTCCGTTCTCTGTCCTTTCAGGGGTTGTTTCTGAGGATGCGGGCTCTACCATCTTGAGTGGTTGAAAGATGCCGATTGCTGAAATGGCATCACCTGGAGCGACATGCATTTTGGGTGAAATGATCAATTCATCAGCTGGAATATATTCAACGGAAAGTATGGTTGGAAGTGTTCGTGAGCTCATTGGATTAAATGCGTAAAGTGATGGAAATACGGAAGATAACACAAATCAATAGAATGATATTTTACGACAAAATAGGCTCTAAAGACATGAAGAATTTAGATAATTTTTATTCCTGCCTTGTGACGGTAGGCATCAGTTGCCCGGTGGTAGATTTGAGCAACCGTATCCCAGTACTTTTCATCGATACCATGCTTTTCCATAAAGGCATAAATGAGGGTTGACCGCTTGACCCTCTTGCCGTCATCCTTGAAACAATTCTTAAGGTCGGTCAGCTCACAAACCAGGTTCTTTTTGAACAATGTTGAAAAGCTTTCGACCATGGCCGCTTTGCCGGTTTGATAAAGAAAATTGTAGACTGCCGGTTCTTTCCCCTTAAAATAGGGAATCGGAATGGTGATGTTTGAACCTTCACCGGTGTCCGGAGTGGCACCCGCAGGCATCTTGACCAAAAGTTCATTGAGCAGTCTCATCTCAGGACTTTCCTTGAGAAGCTCAACCGGATTGCCAAAAGTATGTGTGATCCATTGGGCCAGGTATTCGGGTACTTTCAAATAAACATTGTATTTACTCATCATTGCAATATTATGGCGTTAATTATCAGGTTAAAAAGTCAGACAAAAAGCGGTATTACTTCGTATCCATATCTCGGTACCGTACCGATCCGCTTGCTCTTGCGAGCGAAACCGATCCGAATGAGAGCCCTACCGATATCGCTCTCCGAGATGTTCATGCTTGCCGGTATCTTCCTGGCATGTCTCAGGTCGCGAAGGATCTCCATTGGTTGTTTATTCTCGCACTCCTCATCCGCTTCCGGGATGCGGTACAATTCCTTGACAAGTTTATGGGCTGACGTTTCAATCAGGTACCGGGTATTGTAGGTCTTGAATTCCTTGAAATCATCCATGTTCCATTCATAGCCGAAATCCGAATTCTTGAAAAGGACGTAAGCCTCTGCCCATAACTGGTCAACATCAACCTCACGGCTGTACACTTGGTCAATCTCCTCCAGCTCAATGGCAGCGAACCGGCGGTATCCCATCTTCTCACTTAGGAACCCACCCAGTTCCTTGGTGCGGTTCGAGGTGAACGCCCCATTGCCGTACCGGGGAATCTGTCTTGTGAAAGTGCTGCTCGTTACGATCTGATTGCTGGACAAAGTACTCTTGAGCTCATCGGCGGTAGAATTGGTGATTCCGACACATTCGTCAAAGTTGACGATGAAGTTCTTAGTGAATGCCAATGTCATATTGAAAATCCGTGGGTCCTTGCTTGACTTGACATAGTAGGACTTGAGCGGTCCTGGCGTCAGGAACTCAAAAAGGAAAGTCTTGCCGATACCCTCGTCTGCATGGATGAAGCCAAGCATGGCATCGTTCTGCCGGATCCCGAGCGAGCAAGCCACGCTGGCGGCCAACCATTTCTTGATAATCCGCTTCATGCGATCCTGATAGTATCCTTCCGGCTTGTCTCCGAAATCTCTGGCGACCAGGTGGGAACATAGTTTGTCGATATGGCTTTCACCCTGCCATTTACCATCCAACGCTTTCAGGTAGTCGGTGATCGGGTTGAAAGCAGTGATGTTATAGCCTGACCTCAGGATCTTCTTTAGGATCCCATCGCATCCCCTGATTCCATAACGCTCCATTTCGAGGGAAATGTGATCCAGCGACGGCTCTTGCTGAGAATTCTTTTTGTCAATGATGAAGGTTCTGGATGGATCGAAGACATTGACCTTTATCTCGTAGTTTTCGGATAGGAATTCCTCCACCTGTTTGACACGGTCGCCGTTTGGTGCGGTTGGGAGCTTTGTCTCGTTGTATTTGTATGATGACATGGATAATTGAGGTTAGAGGGGTAAAATTGGGCCAATATTCGCAGAGAAAACAATACCTACGGCTGATTGACAGACCAGTCCTCCCTCCTGCTTCTTCCGGGCAACAGTACAAGATTAACGTGATCCCATAACCTCTTGGCTATGTACTGCATGTACGCCTTTTCAAATCCCTGCTTATCCATGTTCGAACTGCCAAATGTCAAAGAACCGTATTCGGCCCTGAGTGCCAAAAGATCGGAAATCGGATTGATGGCCGTGCCAAAGTCCTTCACCTCGGTTTTTTCCTTACCCATATCCTGAATGAGCAATGGCATTCTTGCAAATGGGACAACCCCTTCTTTTCGGATCATGTCAACCAGTTCAATTGCATGAATGACCTTGACCTTGTAATTCTCACTCTGAGTAATGTCGTTAAACACCATACAAAAGGCTTCAATCAAGACTGACTTGCCACATCCGTAGGAACCGTTCAGAACGATGCCTATTTCGGAATTCAGAGCTGACGGCTGTCTTGAAAGCCAGCAATACATGAGATTGATCACTGCTTTATTGTATTCGTCAATAACAAATGGTTGATAGCATTTGCGTGTGGCCATCACCTGTTGTGCTCGGATCTGAAACAATTCCCGGTACTCCTCGGGAGTAATGGATGGTCGAATGTTCCACTGGCGGTTAAGCAGGCTATCCCTGTCTTGTTTGGCGGTCTCGATGATTTGGCTGATTTGCATTTTAAAAGAGTGTATTTGGTATTTGGTAATTGTAGACAAGGATCTCGTTTTTCTTTTTCACTGGATGGCCCCGGTTTAGTTGGTTCACGTTGCAATTCATCTCAATATTCAATACGTTCCAACCATTTTTAAGGACATGATATCGTAGTGTCTGAGACCAAAAATTTGATAGTATGAATCGACCTTTGATATTGGATAGTAGTTGCAAAAGTTCATAAAGGTCATTATGGCTGTACCCTGAATAGTGTTTTTGATCACATCCGGGATATGGTGGATCCAAG